AGATAGAAGTATTTTCCCATTGGAAGTTCAAGAAGCGTTTATGCTTCATGACTTTCTATCTGAAAGATGGGATGGTATGAATGGCTACTATCTCGGAAAAGACTACTCAGCCTTAGAAACTTACTTAAACGTTTTAGATATAGAAGACTCAAAGCAGTCTTTGTATTTCTTGAAACATATTGAATATTATAATTCTGAAAAGATTAACGCATCCATAAAAGCAAAAAGAGATGCAGAAGAGCGTAAAGCTAAAATGAAAAGGTAATGACAAAGAAGAAAAAAGGCGCAATTATAAGTTTTGAGGTCACCGATGACGGTACTCTAAAACAGTTAGGTAGAAGAGCCAAATCAGCAAGTAAAGACGTAGACAAACTGGGTAAATCTACAGGAGATACTCGTAGAAATCTACAATCCATGTCCGGACGTACAGAATCTGCGTCCAAATCATTTTCACGTTTACAGCAAGGTACTGGCGGCCTCGTGCAGTCCTACGCGATTCTTGCATCAACAGTCTTTGCTGTAACAGCCGCATTCAGAGCGTTAGAAAACGCACAGAATATTCAACAACAAATCAAAGGTTTCCAAAGACTTACAGAAATTACAGGTAAGTCTATGCTTACAATAACAAATAATGTTAGAGAAGCAGCGAATGGATTGCTTGATTTTCAAACAGCCGCACAACAAACAGCTATCGCTACAGCAGCAGGATTTAGTGCAGAACAAATAGAAGGACTAACAGTAGGAGCAAAAAATGCTTCAGTTGCTTTAGGTCGAGATATGGTAGATTCGTTCAACAGATTGATTCGTGGTGTGACAAAAGCCGAACCAGAACTACTCGATGAACTTGGTGTCATTTTAAGACTAGACATAGCTACAAGAAACTATGCTGCAAGTATAGGTGCAAGTGCTGATAAACTTACTATTGCTCAAAGAAGAACAGCTGTTTATAACGAAGTTAATAAGCAGTTAGAACAAAACTTTGGGGCAATTGGACCAGAGGCAGATGATTTAACAAACCAGATTAGTGCTTTTACTACTTCATTAGGTGATATAGGTATTGCAATAAGTGGAGCTGTTTTACCAGCTATAAATGCTCTTATAGGATTTTTAGATAGAAACAAATTAATATTAGGTGGTTTTTTAGCCATATTTGCACTTAGATTAGCAAACGATGTTATACCAGGGTTATCAAGAGCAGGAACTGCAGTTGAAACTTGGACAAATACTTCAAAACAAAGAATAAAAGATTTAAATTTTGAACTAGAGAATAATGGTAGAAAATACAAAAAATTAAGTACCGTACAAACATCTGCAACAAATAAAGTATCAAAAGCTTTTAGAGCATCGTTAAAGAAAAGAGGAGTAGATGAAAAAGTATTCTTTGAAAAATCTGCTGCAAACCAAAAAAGGTCTATAACTGCTCATATAAATAGTCTTAAAAAACAAGAAGCTGCAACAGGAAGGTCTATGAAAAGGCAAGTAGCTATTCAAGAGGCAGCGTATAAAAAAATTGTACTATCATCAAAAGTTACAGGTAAAAAAGTAGGAATAAATCTTAATTCTGGCGTTATAATGGCAGAAAAAGGATTAATAAGATTAAAACTTATAGCAGCAAACACTTTTGGAGGTATCGTTGGTTTTGCACAAAAAGCCGCAATAAAACTTAGATTTTTAGGAGTTGCCGCAAACTTTGCAATGGGAGCCTTTTTTGCTTACTCTATTGGTACTATGTTCTATGATATGTTGCCTGGAGTTGCAAAAGCAAAAGAAGCTGTACAATCTTTAAAAGAGAAAACAGAATCTTCAAGAGAAGAAGCAGAAGAGTTAAATAGAGCAATAAACGGTTTTGAAGTAACTAAATTAAAAGCTATAGGTGATACCATAAGAGAAGGTGTTGCACCTATGATGGAAATGGCAAATGCTCTGGAACACTTATCAAATATATTAGCACAAACAGATATTAAAACTTTAGGAGAAGTAACTGTTGAAAAACTAGAAAAAGACTTGTTAGATGCAAATGTGAACAATGCATCAAGAAAAGAAGCCTCAAGTATTATGCTGGAACAAGTTGTCAAGGCATTAAGAACTAGTAGAACTGCAGGTAAAGGAGCCGAAGGCTCTAGTGCTTTAAATGACTTTATATATGCCGCTTTAGACCAAGTTAGAGCTAAGGAAGCTGCAATGCAAGGAGCAGAACCTGACGAACTTAGTTCATATGAGGCTGGCATGGAAATATCGGCTGTATCAGGGGCAATAGCAAAAGTAAATGAAGCTTTAGATAATATGGCAGGCAAAAAATCAGATTCAGCTGAGTTTCAAAATGGAATGAACGATATTAAAACAGCTTTACTAGATGTAGGTATAGGGTTTGGTTCATTTTTTGAAGAAGTAAGGGAAGGAGACCAAAAATTAATAAAATTAACTGCTATTGGTCAAGCTTTATTTACTACTTTAGATAAAGGAATAGACCCAGTAAAAACTCTTGTTCAATCAATATCAGATATGAAAGAGCCTATTGATAATTTACAAGAATTAATAAATTTATCACTACCAAAACCAAATGAGTTTGGAAAAATAGGAGCAGCTTTGGGACAAGTATTTAATCAATATGATGCAGCTCTTGATGTAGTAGGAGATAATAAAGAAGATAATTTATTGTTTGAAAAATTATTAACCGAAGCAGAAATAGAACGAGCAAGAAAATTAGGATTTAGTTTAGAGATATCAAAAGTTGCAAATACGCTTCTAAAACTAAGATTAGGTCTTACTGAAGAAGAAGCAGCACTTTTACTAGACAATAGAAAATTAGTAGCAGATACCTATGACATATTAAATAAACAAGCAAAACTTCAAAAAGCCATGGGTAATTTACATAAGGTAGAAACAATGCTTTTAGGTCAATTAAGTGATTCTCACACAAAAAGACTTATAACAAGTTTAAAAATTGAAAATACACAAAAAGAAGCAAATGCACTTGGTGCACAGATTTTAGCTAGAGAGATTGAGCTAACAAATTTACAAGATGACCAGCAAGATACTTATGAAAAACACACACAAGAATTAATTACTCAAAAAGAAGTTATGGAAGCACAACTAACTGTGTTAAAAAATCAACTTGATGGATTTTTCCAACTTAGAAAAACTATGGTAGAAAGCTTTGATTCTGCTGGAAACACTGCCTTAACAGATATAATTGATGGCGGCTCAGGAACTGATGCTATTAGAAAAATGGCGGAAAGAATAAAAAAAGATGTCGCTGGTAATGTTGCAGGAAGTATCATGGAAAGAGCAACGGGTGGACTAAAAGGTTTACTAGGAATGGGAAAAGAAGACACAGTAAAACTGACTCCTGAAGCTTTGGCAATAAAGCAGGTACATGATGACCATGTAGTCCAATTAGAATTAGTACTACAAAGACATGCTCAGGCTTTTGACAAGACTATGAAAATGGATTTAACTAATCTTACCAATTTAGAGAAAGAGTATAATGACTTAACAGATAATGATACTTTATTTAACGATGATTATGGAGTACATAATAAAACAGGAGATGAGAAGGGCGGTTTCTTTAGTAAGATATTCGGCAGAAAAGATGAAGACGGAGAAGGTGGCGGTATTATCAGTGGATATATCGATACAGTAAAGAATTCTTTTGGAGAAATATTCGGAGAAGGCGGAGCTTTTCACAAAACAGGTATGAATTTATTTGGCGGAGAAGAGTCTGTTTTTGGTAAACTAGGTAAATCACTATTTGGAAAAGATGGAGCATTAGGTAAAATGTTCGGTGGTAAAGAAGGTGGATTTATGGGCGGTCTAGGTCAGATGTTTGGTGGTGGCGCAAAAGCTGGTGGAGGATTCTTAAGCAGTCTCTTCGGCGGCGGTGGCGGCGGAGGAGGCATTATGGCACTTCTCAAACCTCTACTCAGTATGATACCTGGTATCGGTCCTTTACTTTCTATACTACCATTTGCAAAAGGTGGTATTATCGGAAATAAATTAGTAGGATTAGCACAAGGCGGAGTAATGCCAAGATACGCAAAAGGCGGAGTGGCAACACAACCTACTTACTTAGTTGGAGAAGGAAAGCAAAATGAAGCAGTAGTACCATTACCAGACAATAGAAGTATTCCAGTAGACTTAGGAAAAGGTACTGGAAATGAAAATAATGTATCTATCAATGTCAATATGGCAACTGGAAAAACAGATACTAAGTCAGACGCAGAAGATGGAAAACGATTAGGGGCGGCTATTAACGCAGCAGTAATGAATGAGATAGAAAAACAACAACGCCCAGGCGGAATGTTAGCACAAGGATAAGATATGGCAATAGGATTTGATGTAGGCGGCACACTCGGAGTAGTGGCACCAGATAAAGGATTTAGTAGAAATAATGAACCAAAAGTTCATATAGCAGAGTTTGGCGATGGCTATGAGCAAAGACTCGCACATGGTATTAATAATATTAAACAATCTTTTAGTGTATCATTTGCAAACAGACCAAAAGATGAGATAGATGATATAGTTGCTTTCTTTGAAAGTAAGAAAGGAGCAACTGCATTTAACTTTATTTTTTCTGATAGTAATGCAGGCGGTAATGAAGAAACAGTAAAAGTAGTTTGTGAAACTTGGGACCAAACTTGGGACTATGACGATTTTTATAGTCTATCAGCAACATTTAGAAGAATATACGAGGCATAATGGCAGATAAACCACTAGTAGAAGATTTTCAAAAACTTGACCCAGGCTCAGAACTGATACATCTCTATGAACTAGAGTATGAGAAAGGAGAGTTTGTATACTTTCATAGCGGATTAGAAGAAGATTTAAGTACTTTACATTTTAGAGACTATGACTCACCAAGTACAATTAGAGAGTATGTTGCACTACCTATAAAATCAGAAGGATTTGAAACAAAAAATGATGGTGCTATGGCAAGACCAAATATACTCATAGCAAATATAAATACAGTATTTAGCAATGCAATTGGAACATTAGACTACAACGATATCCTTGGATTAAAATTTATTCGTAGAACAACTCTGAAAAAATATCTAGATAATGGGTCTGGAAGCAGTTCAAACCCACCTACAGAATATCCTAGACAAGTCTGGATTATGGATAGAATTAAGACAAGAAGCAAAAGTTATGTTCAAATAGAATTACTATCCCCATTTGATTTAGAGACTGCAAAAATACCTGCAAGAGTAATTTATGCAGATAGATGTTCATTTAAATATCAAGGCGCAAGTCCTCATTTAGACAGATGGAAAAGAGAACAAAGTGGGTGTAATTGGCATATAGAAGGAACAGTATATGGAGGCAGCACAGGTAATGGTGTTAAATTTACTGTATTCGTAAATGAAGATGATGAATATATAGTGCCTTCAACAACAAGTTTTATAACAGTAGGCTCCACAAGTTTTAGTGCTACAAAAGATGCTTATTATAGAAATACTAAAACTTCTGCAAGATTTAATGCAGATGGAGGCACTAGTAGTGTAACTGTAAGTAACTACTGGCAAGCAACAAAATCTGGAGTTCTTGGAACACCTTCAGATAGTAACTCTAATTATAAAAGAATAAGAGTTTACTCTACATATAACCACGGTACAGAATACTTTACTTACGTTGATGATAGAGATAATGATTATGTAGTATTTACGGATAATGTATCTACTTCAGAAACTTATAATAAAACATTACTATGGAAAGCTGACCAGCCTAGTGAAAGTCAAGCACCTGGATATACAAAGTATTGGAAAAAAGGAGACTTGTGTAGTAAAACCACTACAGGATGTAAAATGAGATTTGGGTTTGCTCCTAAAAGTCTTACTAGTACCACATCAACAGGTAAAGCAGCAACAAACACAAATGCTGTGTTACCTTTTGGAGGTTTTCCAGCAGCGAGAAACTTTAAATGATTGATAGTATATTTGAGCATGCTGCAGAATGTGCCCCGCGCGAGTGTTGTGGACTTGTTATACAAGATGGTAACAACAAACGATATATTCCCATGGAAAATATTTCTGAAAATGAAAATGAGTTTGAAATGAACCCATTAGCTTTCGCAACAATTCAAGCTATTTCGAAAATATTATATGTAGTCCATAGTCACTATGATGAAGATTGTCATCCAAGTGAGCATGATATTAATAACTGTAACGAGATTGGCATACCATACTTTATCGTATCGTATCCCGACAAAGATTATACAATTTTAGAGCCAAAATGACAAGAACAATAAAATTAAAAGGAAGAATGGGAGAACTCTTTGGAAAGGAGCATAGATTGAATGTAAAAACAATTCAAGAAGCTATGCACGCCATTGATGTAATGAAAGGAGGACTTCGTAGATATATTATGGAGTGTACTGATTTAGGTATAAAGTTTACTGTTCAGAGAGGAAGTGAAGTAAAGGCATATGCAAAAGAAAACATAGATGACTTTATCGGAGAACAAGATATAGGAAATTTTTTAGATGATGACGATATAATTATTACTCCTGTTCCTGCTGGAGCGATTTTTGGTAAACTTGTTAAAGGTTTATTCAAAGTTATAGCAGGAGCTTTACTTATATGGGGAGCTATAGTAACAGGAGGAGCATTAGGGTACGCTATAGGTGCTATGGGAGCAATGTTAGCATTACAAGGTATTATAGACATGATTATGCCAGACGCTGACGGAAACGATGAGCCTGAAAAGTCTTCTTTGTTTAACGGACCAGTTAATACAACAAAAGTAGGGGTACCTGTACCTATGGCATATGGTAGAGTAGAGTGTGGTGGAGTTGTTACAAACTTTGGTTTTACGAAAGTTAGAAAAACAAGTTCTACTGGATATACAAAAGACGCTTTTGGCGATGTAAATTTCGAGGCATAATATGGGTTGGTTATCAAGTATGATGAAAATAGCAACGACAGTTGCAGAAAACGAAAAGAGTGCAGAAGATAACAACTCACTTGCTAATATTGGTACAACTACCTCTGGTGGAGGCTCAGGGATTACTTATCATCAAACAGCAGTAATTTATGATGCATTATCAGAAGGCCCTATTGAAGGTTTAGTAGATGATGGTGCAAGTATTAAACTCGGGGGAAACCAAGCATTTAATTATGGGGATAAGGACATAGTAGCTATTTTAGATGCTACAGATGTTAGTTATGTTGCTTCAACAGGAGTTGTAACTGACCATAATACTCCTTCTTTTATAAATTCAGCAAATACAGCACAAGGCAGTAGGGATGTATTAATTGTAGGAGGCTCAAAAAGAGGAACAATCAATACATCAGTAGGAAATACTATTATTTCAGGAGCTTCAGGATTCACTTTTGCTTCTTCAGATGTAGTTCCAGACGGAACCAAAAAACTTTTACCACATATTAGAATTACAGGAGCAGGGCCCGATGGAGGAGATTTTACTGCTCGTGTCACAGAGTTTATCAATACTGCAGCAGTTCGAGTAAATCTTAGACCTTCAAAAAATACAACAAATGCAGTCTGTAAACTAGACTATGTTGGAACTGTAACAAGTTATAACCCTTCACAAAATAAAGTAACAATAGCAGCAGGTGGTGTAGACACAAGTAATACAACAGCAACGCTTAGTACTCCAACAAGAACAGCAACACAAAAACCTCTAGCAAAATACGATAACTTTTTATGGGCATTTAGACATGGTACTAGAAATCAAACTTATCTGCCGACACCAGCAGGTATCGGTAGTGCTTCAGTCGCATACAGAGTAACAAATGGAAACTTAGATACCGTACCAAATACAGGATATCCTACTTGGACAGAACAAGGTAAAAGATTAGGAAAAACAGACAATCCTCCTTATACAGGAACAGCGGGTAACTATGTTGCATCAGGCAGCGGTGGTATGGGAGTATCTGACCCAGGTGAAGTTGATTTAATTAGATTAACTTTTAACTTTCCGCAAGGATTGAACGCTTACAAAGCAGACGGTAATAAGATAGAAAAACAAGGGGCGATATATAGAATTAGTTTAGTATACGAAAGAAATGGAACAGAACATACAACAATATTAAATGGGCAGTCAAGTTATAGTAGTGTAAGCAGAAAATATGGATATAATTATAGTGCAGGACATAGAGGTGGAGTTACTGTTGGAACAGCAATTGTAGCTGGTACAAAAAGAAACTTTAACTATATTTATGAGTTTGATATTAGTAAATTTCAACCGTTTGATAACTATACAATAAAAGTAGAAAGAATAAATGAAGTAAATGGTCAAGAGGGTAATTGGGCATGGAGTTCTTCTGCTACTTTGCAAAGTATTGAAAATATTATAACAGATAAATTAAGTTTTCCTTATACAGCATATGCAGGAGTTATTGTAGATGCAAAAGATTTCACATCTATACCAAAAAGGTCATATGAAATTAGAGGATTAAAAGTAAAAGTTCCTACAAACTATTTTCCAAAAGAAGAAAAAACAGGGGCAGGACTTAGAAGAACAAGTGCAGCTTATACAAGAAATGTAACAAGTGGTGCAGATACTTCAGCATATGTAGATTGGGACGGTAACTTTAGAGGCGATAAGAAAACATTTTCACCTTCTCATGTAAATTACGAACCAGTATACACAAGTAATCCAGTTTGGATATTTATGGATTTAATGACTAATCCTCGTTATGGGTTAGGACAACATATTGACCCTGATTTTGACTTCTCAATGATTGATAAGTATACTATGTACAGCTTAGCAAAATATTGTGACGAACTTGTACCTGATGGAAAAGGGGGAGTAGAACCTCGCTTTGAGTGTAATATTTATATACAAAAGAATCAAAATGCTATAAAAATATTAAAGAACTTTAGTACTACAATGAGAAGTATGTTAATATGGTGGAATGGGCAAGTAAGTCTTGGTGCTAATATTCAAAAAGGTGCAATATACACATTTACAAAATCAAATGTAATTAATGGAGATTTCACATACCAAGGCACTTCTAGTAGATTTAGAAATAATCAAGTTGTAGTAACTTGGAACAACCCAGAAAAATCATACAAGCAAGATGTTGTTACTGTCGAAGATAGTGACGATATAGCTAAAACAGGAAAAATAAAAAGTAAGAATGTTACAGCTTTTGGTTGTACGTCAGAAGGTCAAGCTATAAGATATGGTAAATGGCACTTAGCAGGAGAGCTAAAAGAAAAAGAAATCTGTAGTTTTGAAACAGGTATTAATGGTGGTATGCTAAGACCTGGAGATGTAATTAATGTACAAGACCCAGACTTAACAGATATAGTTGCAAGTGGTAGAGTTACAACAACATCTTCTTCTACAACAACAGTAGTTAAGACTGACCGTGATATAAGTGGATTTTTAAATCAAAATGACAACTTTGACTTACATTTAATCTATCCAAGCGGAGGTGCTTACTTAACTCAAACTTCTGCTACTATAAACTCTACTAATTATAGACAAGGAGATTTAGTACTACTCGACGAAAGCGGAGCATCTATTGATACAGAAGCAAAGGCATCAAACTGTAAAGATGATGCAGGAGCTGCAGTACAGTTAACATGGTCAGAAGAAACTAGAATAGAAACAAAACCTATTTCAAACTTTAGCTCTAGTGCTATAACTGTAAGTAGTGCATTTTCTTCCGTTCCAAATGGAGAGGTAATATATACTGTATCAGGTCAAAAAGCAGACGGCTCAAGCGTAGCTGGAAGTTTAAAACAGTACATGATAACTTCTATTAAAGAAAACTTTGAAGAAATGACTTTCTCTATAAGTGCTGTAGAATATGATATATCAAAATTCGACTCTATAGATAGAGGATATATCATACCTAATATACCTGATGTAATGAGACCTCCAAGAGATTCAGACGCTGTTCCAGAGCCTCAAGAAGTATTCTTAGAAGTAGTTTCTAGTGGACAAGGAGACATAGGTGCAGAAAATGGAAGAGATTTATTAGTAGAATGGCAACATCCTACTAACGGTATACAAGACCCAAATGGTGATAATGTAGACGATGTCTATGAACACTTAGCAGCTTATGAAATAGCGCATAATGCAGATGAAGGAGATGTGCCAGGTAAGTTCTTAAGAGAAACTATATCAAGCACGAATACTACAAGTTTTAGAATAAAAGATTTAGGAGTTACAGGAGAAGTAATAGTTAGAGTAAGAACTGTAAACTCTATTGGTGTTACATCATCTTGGGTACAAAGAACTATAGAAATTAATGAAGATAAACTATTACCTCAAAATATTCCTGCAGTTGGATTTGGACTTAATGGAGGTATTGCTCGTGGCGGTATTTTAAGTTGTCCAATTGATGTTAATACTTCAAATGGTACAGTTACTTTTGCTTCAAGTACTTACACATATACACCACCTAATCCTGGCTTACCAGTTATAAATGTTGTTTCTTCAGGAAATACTACTGCGACAACTCAGGCAAACTTTAATAATTTAGGAAATGGAGAAACAGGTTATTTATATTTAGACTACGATGGAAGTCTATCAAGAGGGGAAACACGAACAGATTTATTACAACCAGTATTTTTCCAAACAGAAGAAACAACAGAAGATGCAAATGGAGTAGAAAACTATTTCCAATATGCAACAAGATTAGGAGAGTCTAATGAAGACTTTACACAATTAAGTGGTACTGTATCAGTAGCTGCTTCATCTGTAGATGTTAGTGGTACAGGTACAACATTTGATGTATCTGCTACAGGTTTTGAAGCAGGAGATGTTATAATTATTGGTGATGCAGGAACAACTAGATTTATAACTACTGTTGGTCACATAGAAAGTAATACTGCTTTGAGTTTAACAACTGCTCCTACAAGAGCATACAACAGTGTAAATGTATTCAGACAGACACTTAGAACTTCAAATGCAAATGACTCTATACTTGCAGCAGTAACAAATACTGGAGGAGTTTTCTCATTAGTTAACTTTTCTAGTGGTAATAGAGGTGCCGATGCTTTTACAATTAATGGAACCAATGAAAACCATAACTTCCCTTCATCAGCAGCTGGACTTGTTACAGATTTTTCAAGTTTTACAAATTCATACACAGTTAACAAAGGCACAATAAGTTATGTCTTTGCAAGTTCTGGCTCAACACCAAGTACTTTCGGATTAACAAAATCAGATTCAAACTGTACTTCAGTGATAAACTCTAGCACAGGAGCAATAACAGTTACAGCAATGGCAGCCGATATAGCTAAGATAACAGTTACGATTACAGACAGAGAAACAAATGAAACAATTGCGACAAGAGTTATTTCACTAGGTAAAAGTATACCAGGAGCTGCAGGAGCGGGTACAGACTCAAGAACAGTTAATTTAACAGCAAGTGATTATTCAATCGTATACGGACCGGATGGTACAAATCCAAGCCCTAGTAGTACAATT